TCCACGTCACGAACCGCCCGGATCGCAGCAATTGCGGCTTCCCGGTAGTCTTGCCATCTGAAGTCGTTCCCCCGACAGTCCCCGCTATGGTCTGGATTCTCGTCACAAGCGGTGCAAATGGCTCGGGCGACTCGTTCTATTTGCATATCGTCGAACATCATCTTTCGCTTGCCTCCCCCGTTGTTCGCCCCCTTTTGTTGCTTGACGTAAGCTTTCAAAACTTCAATAGCTGCCTCTGCCACTTCAACACTATAAATAGCGGCTCCTGACCACTGTCTGCCGTTGTTCAGTGTGAGCAGTTGACATCCATACTCATTCCATGTTACCTTGGCTGACCGACTGTCGTCAATCTTCTTTTCAATTACTTGGTCTTCCATATTAAATCCTCCGTAACTAGGTCGTCTTTGGATTGGCTTTTCGTTAATCATTACCATAGCGGATGGTGGGGCGGAGAGTAGGGACAGCTCTCGCCTGACCCTCTGACGATCCGCCCATACAGACCATTCTGCCGGATACTCGTTTTGATCAGGCTCGGGAGAAAGGTCAGGCACAATACGATCAATTGCGAGGCTCCACTCAAGCTTCGGCATCGCGGCCTGTGGCTGGGTGTGGGTGTAGAGCGGCAGCGATTCTAGCTGCTCTCGCCAGTGCTCATTTGCTCTTTCTACTTCGGTTCTGATGTACTCCATCCACCAGGGCACATTTCCCCCGCCCCAGTCGTTGAGAGGGCCAGGGTCATAATCCTCAAACTCTACCGCCTCCGCACCCTGGCTACCCTCTGGCACGGCGGGCTGGTGCTGAGTGTAAAGTGGAGTCCAATCGTCTCCGGGGACAAATCCCGCATCCAGATCGCTAGCAAAAAGCATTTCATGTCCCTGGTGTCGGCGATAGTACGCGAATGGCTCTGGATGCTGCGGCATGGTGGGTTCCGGAAAACGTTTCTCAAACTCAGATCTAATGCTCATACCCTTCCTCCTTATTCATTTCACGTAGTAGAGTTGTTTCCTGAAATATGATCAAACCCTCTACCTCTTTCTGTAGGGCTTCCCACTCTTCGCGTGTTATGTAGGCCCTTTCTACTGGCGTACAATCGTCTGATTTAAAACGCCGTGACAGATTAGCCATTACTTTAGTCATCTTCATAAAAATCCCCACTGCGTGCATCAAAAGACTGCACAATAGTTCTAGGAGCATCGTCAACCCAAATATCCACAGTGATGCCCTGCTCCGACATAAACTTCTCTTTCGCTTTCTGACCTGTGAAGTAAACCTTATACCCCCTTTCCTTGAGGAAGTCAAGGTCTTCAGGAAAGCAGTCTGGCTGCCTGTACGTCACAACAACAACATTCCAGTTAAAGTCTCTGAAGGTCTCCATAACACTCAGAAAGAGAGTCGGATGGTCACTGATCGTTTCATCGAAGTCGAAAGCGATGGTCTTAGGTCTCGACAGATTTTTAGCTCCGTACATGATAAACTCCTTGTGATGCCATAAGTCTCGCCATGTTTTCAAGAACCTTATGAATGTCTTCAATAAAGAATATGAAGCTTGCTATGGTTTCAGGGTCTTCAAGGCTTGAATACCGCGCACTCCTACACGTCACGAACCGCCCGCACGAAGGCGCTGCCTCTCCGGCTGTAGCCGCTGACACTGCCGTCGCAGAAATAGACCGCCCAGCGGGCGGCGTCTTCGTGACCCGCCACCGGCGTGCTGGTCCAGTAGGCGCAGCTTTTGGTATCTGGGTATTTGCGGGTGTCGATGGCCGGATCGTGGCGGGACAGATCAAGCAGGCTTTCCAGTTCCTGCCGAGTTGGCAGGCGCCAGCCTTCGCCGAGTTTGGCAACGACTTCTTCCGCTTCGCTCAGGGTGACGGCTTCACCGTCCAGCAGGGTTTTACTCCACTCCAGTTGCTGCACTAGAATGGTTTTTTCTTGAATGCTGTTCATGATTGGTACTCCTCAGTTGTGTTTCTATGGTTTAAATATACGTTAAACCTCCGATTCGTTCAAGCTTTGTTTTATACTTTATTGGAATTAAAACTTCGCTTCTGACACAGAAAAGCCCGCGCTTGGCGGGCTGTCAGAATGTGGGGTTCAAGTGAGATCAAAGGTACCGAGATGCTGAACAAGGCGCTGCCCAATCCAGCGTACCACCGGCACTGCCTTGCTGTTGCCAATCGCCTTATAGCGCGGGCCGTCAGCGGCCAGGCGGCGAGCTTCGTCCTCACTGATGCCAGGTATGCGTTGGCGGATATACGCCAGCTCGTCGGCCGTAAGGCGCTTGCGTTTGGAGACTGGGACTTCAGTGTGCCCATCAGGTAAACCCTGTAGTCGCTCGCACTCTAGAGGCGTCAGGCGGCGTACTATCATGTCAGTTGCTACAGCCGCGTTTTGAGAGCATGTGAGCGGGTCCGATATTGACGTGTCCCGACCCTCAGAAGGCAACTGACAAGCCTGAGCATTACTGTGAAATGCCACTACAATTGGTTGTCCACCCTCCGTGCAATCTTTACTGTCATCAAAACCCTCTGACTTCAGTTTGCGGGCGTGCTGCAACACAGCCGGGAACCTGTTTTTATCTGACATTGTCTGACCCTTATGCAGAACCGCGTCAAGCGTCTGACTTATCTGCCCTCCGTCCCACCAGCAGCCAGCAGCCGGTATCAGGTGCCCGGCTTGTCCTTGGTTGTCGTCTGCACCACACGTTCCAACGCCGCTTGCAGTAAGGGCGGCAACTGACGACCACGCTTCTCGGCTCGGCGCAGTATCCCGGCGCACGCCTTCGCGCTCAAAAAGAACTTCTGTGGGATCAAACCCGTTTCTAGCACTTGCGACAACAAACACACGGCGGCGTCGTTGGGCCACTCCGAAATATTGGGCATCGAGTACCCGCCACGCGACTGCTCTTTTGGGTCCAAACACACAACCAGCGTTCGTCCACCGGCGCCCTGGCGGTTGTAGCTCGCTGCTTTCTCCGGCAAGTGCTCCCAGAAAGCATCCGAAGGCGTTGTCTTTTGTGTTGAGCACTCCTGGGACATTTTCCCAGACGATGATACACGCATCTTTTTCCTCCTTTTCTCGGGTTCGGTCTATGGCGTCAGCCAGTTTCACGAATTCAAGTGTTAGCTGTCCACGTTCGTCCTTCAGTGACTGGCGGGTGCCTGCAACTGAGAACGCCTGACAGGGCGTCCCTCCAACTAAAATGTCAGGAGCCTCAACGAGCCCAAGGTCAATGTTATCTCGGATCAGAGTCATATCACCTAGGTTTGGCACATGAGGCCAGCGATGTGCAAGTACGGCGCTAGGGAACGGCTCTATCTCAGAAAACCACGCTGGCGTCATACCAAGCGGCTCCCACGCCACACTTGCCGATTCAATCCCGCTGCACACGCTCCCATAGCGCAGTCCTGCGGTCTTCGTTACTCTCCCCACAAGGGCGTCCTTATATTGTCCCATGTCATTGTCTCCTTAATGATTTATAACTGGTTCTCCTCTTGATTAGGAACAAACACAGCTCGAATACCTCCAGGATATTCTACACTTTTTCTATCAGACATATTAAAGACATCCTTAGAGTTTATCATTAAAGACCAGTAAGGTCTGGTTCTTTGTATTTGTGGCTTTTAAGAATTTTATTCTTTGCACCACCAACTTTATCACCAAAGATGATATAATAATCGCCTACTTTCTTATAACGAACGTTTTCATACCTAGTATCGTTCGCATATTTTTCAACGCTCAATTTTGCGTCATCCTCGTTTGTGTCAAACTTGGTGTAGTTCGAGTCATTAATACGCTTCAGAAGTTCTTCAGCATTCACACCTTTAGCGTGAGCTACCCCTATAACAACAACAAGAAGGTCGCCGATTGCATCAAGTTTATCTTCCCTAGTGTTTGCGGTTATAAGTTCATTCAATTCTTCATGGATCAAATCTATGTAAAGACTGAAGAGTTCCTCATTATCTTCTTGTTTAACACCAGCTAATTCGTTCCATTTATGCACTCTATTCAGTTCACTCATTCTCTTTCCTCTTCTCGTTCTTGCATCCAAATCCAGCACTTATGGTCAATGTCGGAAACATCGTCCATGGTGATTTCGCCTGTTTTCTCAATCTTCTTAACAACTCTGATAAGTGATGCGTACAGGTCTACTGTAGCACCATCTTCAATATCCGGTTCGAACATTTACACCTCCTTCTTACCCCTCTCGCTTTGTGTTTTCACATTGTGGCACGTTTTACACAACACTTGCAACCCCTTTTTGCTACAAAATAATCTAGATGTGAATGGAACCAAATCATCCCATGATCTAAGTGCCCCTGCTGGGGTTATATGGTCCACTTGAACTTGCTTTTGTTGGAACCACTTCTTACAGTGGGCACATTGGTATTCGTATTTCTGTCGCCCCTTACCTTTATAATCCCTCCTAGCGTCTCTAAGAGCTTCGTATTTAGGTGGCCACTTCGAATAGGCTCTCCTCAAGGCCGACCTCAAAAACCCCCACCACCTAGCCTCAGTCCAATTCGGGTATTCCGGCCATTCAGGAGTCTTTTTTGCCATTACTATACCTCTCATTGTAATAGTTACAATATTTATTAACTTTACAATAATGTTTACACCTTACATCCTCCCCCGGAACACATTCAATATATTCCTTTCCTGTAGGTTTTTTCATGTTTCGGATGTATTCTTCAGCGGCTTCTTGTGTGTCAAAGCAACGAATTGCTGTTTTCCTACCTTTACGCTTCACCTTGTACGAAGCGGGCCTAGCCCAACGCTGTTTATCCGTGCAAATAATCATTTGCCCGAGTTTAGCATACTCCTTTTCAAGAATGCTGTTTCGGATATATGCTTCAACATCCTCATCTTCCCACAATGGAAAGTTCACAGGGATATACATGCTTTCCGGATAGTCTTTAGAGCGACCTACACTTGTAGCACCCCAATCTTTAGCAAATCCGTTAATACGCAGATGTTGCGGATCATATCCCTGATCACGAAGCAACCAAGCCTGAATGTTGAGTTGGATTTCATACTCTTCCTTCTCGTGTTGGAACGAATACATCTTACTCAACTTGTGGTCGCTCAACGTTTTGGTTTCTTTGTCGTACAAGTCGATTTGCGCCGAAACAACAAAATCCTTTTTTGTAGGACTATCAGGTACATGAATTTTTTTGTAATAACGTTGCTCAACAAGATAGCGCGGATTATCTTTAAGGTGTTCTTCAATCTTGTCATGCATCGCTGTACCAAGAAATGCTGACAATGCGTCATTCACATCGTCTTCTGGTTGGTATTTCTTCTCCAACGCATAAATCATTGGAGGGACAATCAGCGATGTAGCGCTATAGTCTGTCTCTTCTCCCGGGCTGTATTGATTTCTGGTTTTCTCTACCACCTCAACCAACCATTCCGGAAGGTTTTTACTATTCTTCATACAGTCTCCTTAAAGTGAGAGCGCCCTTTCGGGCGCTTGATTAGAACGGGATGTCATCCTCCATAACAGATTCTTCTTTCGACGGTTCAAATTCCGAAACACCACCACCTTTAAATTCCGGTGCTTTACCCTCTTTCGCGTAAGGGAAGAAGTATTCATTTGAGAGTCGAATAACTTCCTCTGCAATTTCATCTTGGGTGAGACCACTTACGCTACCAGAAGCCACACACGCAGCCATAATTGTTGCAGCGTGACCCATTGCATTCTGACGCATAATGCTGTCTTGACGGTTGTCGTCGTTTTGCGGGTATTTGTTACCACTCCCTCCACCGCTTACATGACCAGCAGCACGCTTCAGAACTTCAATTTGACCTTTAATATTCCAATAACCTTTCTGGTTCTTTTCGGCATCGAACCGAACCGAATCACCTTTGTTTGCTCGCGGGTTACCATCTTTTGCAAAAGTGGAATAGCGAACCCCGTCAATGTTTACCGAATGAATAAAATAACCATTCTGACGAGCCTTAACGTCATAGTATTTAACTTCACCCTCAACCTGCATCATAGTATTGATCCTCCTGTTTATTAATGAACATCTAATGTAACACAATCACTTAAGTGTGTCAACAAGTTTCTTCGCTTCGTTGATGTAGTAGTCGTAGTTTATGTCGCCGTCAAAATCCTTTATGTTGTTGCACACTTTGACTAGCCAACCTGTATCTATTCCAATCCTCCTTTCAGCAACCTCCTTAACACAATTCCACCCATTCCTGACCAGTTTGTTTTCATGCGTTTTGGTGGTACTATACATCATTTTTCCGTCTTTTTCAAACAATTTTATTGTTTTATCGTTGATCGGCGGCATCACCTTGGTAAGCCTAACACCGTCGTTTGCGATGTAATACCGACAAATATTTTGCAGCTTGTATTCCTCAAGGATGTAGCCATCTTCATCTACTACCTCTGCCATAAGACGACTGCTCCTAGGCACCTTGGTACGCAACATGAAGTCGTAGATATCTTCGTGGTTCATAATGAATTCTTCTACGTCCACACCATCAACAATTGCAGCCTTTGCAGCAAGAGGGATTACAATTGCCGACTGATTCTGATGCCATCCAAACCCTTCAAACTGATACGCTCCCTTACTCTTAACCTTTCCGTCAAAAGTAACGCTGATGTATGAATTTACGTCTCGAATAGCCATCAGTTTGTACTTCGCTGTTTCGAGCTGAAGCTTTGTGATTTTTTCCCATTCTTCACAGACTTTGTCCGCTTCAGCTTCATACTCACGCTTCACTTTGTACGTCAAACCGTCCGTGTTGAGCTGTATCATCTCAAGTGTTGGAATCTTGAGCAGTTGTTCAGCCAACATTGACAGCGACAATTGACCACCGATAGTGATCGTCATTGTGAATTTAGGGTCATACATCGGGCTATACTTGTCGTTAGAAGCTCCGTAAGTACCGTTAAGAGCAAGTTTCATCATCAGGTTTTCTGTTGTACCTTTAGCATATTGCTTCCTCTCATTGTAAATCTCCTCATAAATATCACAGAACGTTTCACCGAGGTGTTCTGGATAAATCCTGTTACGGATAGACAGGTTCGGATAGTAGGAACTAACGTCCTTATCGATGATGATATATTCATCGTCAGACCTTACAATCTTGCTGTCAATACTAGCGTGAATACCACCGGTACCGTAATCGTATCGCAACCCGTCAACAACAACATTTAGGTTTTCAGCTTCTTTCCACATTAGGTAGTAGTTTGTTTTTCCTGATTTGAGTTCGACTGGTTCGACCCAACACATTGGTCGTTCCGATTTAAATTCTGCAATCTCCTTCTCCGTTGGTTTTCCTTTAAGTTTTTTCTTCTTTGTTACCATTTCCGCATATTTAGCAACATCCCCCAAATCGCTTTCAAGAATACCTGTAAACACACCCTTGGTTTCTTTGATGACTTGCCCGCTAATCCAATCGAATACGGCTTGGAACTCCGGTCTTTCAAACTTAATGTATGGAAGAATACACTCTTCCAATACGATTTCATTCCGAATTGTCTGGTTGGGTTTGCGTCCATGTTGTGTTTTAACATAACAACACCCAGGGTTGGACTCTTCCAACTTCATGATAAGGTATTCTTTACCGATTTTCGTGTCGTTGTAGTTAATGAAATTACGATTGTACTGTTTGCTCAATTTTTCACGGAATTCAATTTGTTCCACACTGTGTATAAGGAACTTGTATGTTTCAACCATGTCATGACGGTTGTATTTAAGCAGCACATCAATTTCTTCATCCGTCAACACCTTTCCCGGCTCGAACGGAAGGTCTTCGATGTTTTCGGATTGCATATTGAATTCAAGCATTTTGAGAGATGTTGCCCGCGCCTTGTTATCAAAATGATGGATCTTGTACAAATCGATTTGAGGAATAAGGGTGTCCTTGTCACTAATAATGTTAGCAAACTTATCATCGCTATTGATGATTTCCATTGCTTTTTCATATATTTCATTTACTGAAATATTCTGGTTCTTAAGAAAATAATGAACAACAGGATAGTCGAATCCAATATTATTGAATCCCACCATTGCACCCTTATTCTTTATGATGTGCCGAAGAAGATCAACCATATCAGATCGCTCGTCTTTACGGTGGCTAATCTCAAATCCCCAACACTCTCTTGTATTAGCGTTTCCAACGTACATGGTGAATACGTTTGGATAGGTTTCAATATCGTACACCCACAGTTTGTTTAAATCCACACGCCCTCCTCAAATTCTAAGATCATTTAGAATGACAGATTCGATTGTATTCTCTAGATCCTCTAAACTACCATCATTGATAATACGTACGTCACCATTCTTGAACTCAATACCGCTTTCTGATCGATGTTGCTCAACCCCTTGTATGTTAGGTCTTGATACATGAATAACAGCTCCACCGTTTTCACGGATGAAATCCGCTTCATTCTCAAACCTAACGTCGGGTATTACCATACCACAATGGAAAGTATTGTCAAGGCACTCACTCAACCCTTCAAACCTACGTTTCGCAACCTGCACCCAAATATCACCACGGATAATATCCCTCCCCCAGTCTGTACCAAGAGTTTGCATGATCCTTCGCGGGCTAACCCCAAGCCACGGGATAATGTCTTCCTTGAGTCCCCCGTTAACATGCTCTTCCGTGAGTCCAAACATAACCTTCGCAGCTTCTTTGATTGGTGTTGCAAAACTGTATTTAATCAAACCTAGACGCTTTGACAGAATGTCTGCGGTGGTGTCTTTTCCGCTCCTAGCTTTTCCCGTAATGCCGATGAGAATCATTATTCACCTCCTTAAAATGTCTCTTTCTTCTCTTGAATAACCCTTTCTCCGGAATCCGTACTATCAAAAACCGGCTCACTATCATCTTCCTGCCATGATGTGTCAGGTTGGGATTGTAGCCAGTCTTCATAGTCTACCTGCTCACGCCGCTCAATGTCAAAGTACCATTTTGCAGCGGGGCCAGTGACACCACCACGACACTTCGGCATATCAACGTACATCAGATTCCGCTTAACAGGGTCAGCATCATTCTTGTTTCGGTTGAGTACAATGTTAATGTCAGCCGATTGTACAAATGTACCACTACCAAGAGCATCGTATTCCGTAACGAATTTGGCATTACCTTCAGAATCCACTCCAGGTTTTCTTGTATGGAGCACGTTAATGAAAACATATCCCTCTTTTTTCATGTATTTCTGCCATTTCATGAATTCTTCTTGGGCTTCATTACCCAATGAACGAAGAAGGTCTGTCAATGGGTCGATAATGAACATCTTGCTCCCGTATTTCTTGGCAGAACGTTCCATTTGACGCTGTAGAGTGTAAATGTCCCCATCGCGTTCGTCAATGATGTAGAACCGCCTCTTACCATCTTCGTTTACACTGATCTCCTTCTGTGCCTGAATCCCTTCTTCGCTTGCCATAATCTCCCATGCTTCCTTGCCGTCAGCATAGAATGTCAGGTTCTTCTTCAATCGCATGGACACAAAGTCAATCATCAACTCTTCTGCTGTACGTTCAAGGCTCACAACAGTTGGTGTTAGTGGGCTATTAAACAGCCAATGATACATCATATTGTCTGTTACTAGAGTGTTGTGCGTCACGGTCCCGTCAGCAAGACAGAACAGCCTGTTCCCATCAATAGAGAACCCGTAATATTCTCCATATCCGCGATCTTCAACTTCAATTTCTGTGTTAATGTAACGAACAACTTCATATTTCCCTTCTTCTGATCTATGGAATTCCGCAATGTATCCCTTGAGATGTTCACTGAAATCGCTAGATTTTCTAATGTAGCTTTCAACGTTTATGTTTACAACATCCCCCTCCCTTATTTCGAACTGATTAATGTTTTTGCCGACCCGCAAACTAAGGATATGTGCAGAGTTAACAATGTAGTCCATCCCTTTGACTTGTCTCACTTTATAAAGTCTGTCGTACCCTTTAACAGTAGACAGCACTTTTCGTGGACTACCATCGTCCCCCATCAGATAATCGCCTTCCACGACATCTTGCACCATCTTTACACTTCCATCCGCCATCAACACAGGAGTGTCTTTACCGAGACACTTTCCTGTTGATGTGTGGGCGATAATGTTAACGATGGCTCCAGTGGAACGAATACCACCTCGCATATTCTCTTGGAGCCTATGCATATACGGAGGTAGTGTGATCCTAGGGGCTGTCAAAAACTCACGAATACCATCAAGTGCATCAACACTATCTTTAATAGTTCCCTCTTCATAGTCTTCAGCATTGAAGAAGTCAGCTACAAACTGCTTTTGCATACCCTTCTGCAACATGACATTCGGGTCTTTGTATGTCCAGTTTGCAATTTTCACTTTGTCCTTCGGCAACACTTGACAAATTTTCTTTGCCGCCTCTCTTCCCGCCTTATCACTGTCCATACCAATAACGATAGTATCGAATTGGTCCAGGAAGTCATATTGCGCCTTAATTTGGTCAGCAGCACCACTTTCCCCGATAGTGGGTGATACAACCGGAATAGGCTCATATCCATCTTGCCGACGACAATCCATGAGCATTTGATATGCGCTAACCTGATCCAGTTCGCCACCAACAATCAGGATGTATTTACCACGAATATTCCGGAATCGGAATTGGCCTGACAGCTCGTTACGCTTACCAACAACCCCGACATTACCTACACCGAATTTCTTTGGCAGGGTTCGTGTTTTGTACCCAACAAGCGTCTTCAGAGACGGGTCTGCACACAATTCAGGATTGGTTTCCGGGTAATAAATCCTGTACGGTTGACCATCTTTAAACTCAACCAGATGACCAAATATGTTGAGAATTTCGGCCCTCACACCACGATATGTGAAACCTGACGCAACAAGCTCTTTTGGAGACACTACCCTACTCTTTAACTCGTTAAACTCATCAACAGTCATTGGTGACTTTTTAGGCGCAATAGATTTTGGATTACCTTTTCCATCAAGGAGCGGTTGAATCATACCGTGTTCTTCAAGCTCCTTTTGGCTCCAGAACGGTTTACACCCAGGTGTCCAACAATGACCATCATAATATTTCTTTCCGTCTTTATCTTTAACATGCACGCTTACATTATCACCACTGCCACATTTCGGACAGAAAGTGTGACCAATGAAATCGCCTTGCTCTTTATCTACCACTACACCCTCCTTCATACAAAACTAGACTCAACTATCTCCAAGGCTTTGTTGTAAGCCTCAAGTAGTTCCATTTCGGTACCGAACTCATTATAAAATGCCTTCTTATTCCGCGCAATAGAAGGTCCCTTGTACTGCTCTGCTATTTTATCAGGTACCCCTGGCTCATACCCTACATGGTGCCACTTACACAAACAAATCGTGTATTGGTGGCCGAGACGCTTACCACCGTCAACAAGATGGTGTATGTCCCCGTATTGATGACCCAACCCCCTCATCCTACACGGAATACACCCAACCTCTTGTAATAGCTGAAACCTCCTCTTGTCAGCTTTAGTGTGTGCTTTAGTCTTTCCTACCATATCAATAGCTACCAATGGATGATTTTCGTTCTGTCTGCGCCCATGAAATCTTTAGTTGAGCAGCAGTACGTCTTGCCAACAGAAGTTCAGCATAATAGCAGCTCTCCTTGTAGTCTTCAAGACACGAAACGTATTCTTCCGATGATCTTGCAGCCATCCTTTTAGCCTCAACAGAACCCTTCTCTTCTTCCATGAACTTGCAGGCTTCAATTTGCTTTAGTTTCTTTTCGTAATACTTTTCTGCACTACGCCATTTAGCGTAGTCTTCTGCTGTGTCTCGAAGATAGTCAAGGCACTTTTCGATTTCCTGATCACTAACCATACTTCACCCCTTTTCAGTATATTGGATTAAACGTACTCATCGTCATCATCTAGTATTTAATATTTTCCTCATACAGTTTCATAGAAATCCTCCTATGCGAGTTTTAAGAGTATACGCAAAAAAAATTGCATAGATTACTTTAAACCAACATTCAATTCGTTGTCGAACACACACAGGACAGGAATATTGTCTATGGAAACAGTCACATACGTTTGTTTCCCGTTATCGTGATAGAAAGCAGGGCAGTCATCGTGCCATACAACATTTCTTGACTTCACACGTTTCATATCCTTGTCTTTCGACACAACAATACTCCTGTAATCAATCTTCCAGTAGTACCCGCGCATGTCTTGTATACGTTTACTGTACGTAAGATTGAATATGGTGTCAAGGTTTTCCGATTCTTTCATTGTCTGCTCCTCCTAAAGGTTTGATTTAAATTTGTCTTACATAATATAGGATGATTAACGAAGGATGTCAACATGACTGGTGAGGCAGTAAAGAAAAAAAGAGGTAGACCGAAGGGCAGTAAGTCAATGAAACCCCATAAGCAGGGGAAGATGACTATCCAGAAAAAGCACAAAATCCTTGAAATCATGAAGAAGAACGGGGGTAACCAAGCTGCTGCTGCTGCAAAAGTAGGAGTTAGCCCGGCCACCATCCAATATCACATGAAAATTGACCCCGTGTTCAAGGAAAAAGTGTACATGGCCAAACTGGAAGCCATGAACATGGTGGAAGAGGAAATCACACGCCGGGCAATCGAGGGTGTGGAAGAAGACGTATATTACAAGGGCGAAGTTGTAGGTAAGA